TTTAAACAATGATACTGATTAAAACACTTACTGTAAAAAACTTTATGAGTGTGGGTAATCAAACCCAAGCAATAGACTTTCAACAAAAATTGTTAACATTGGTGTTGGGTGAAAACTTAGACATGGGAGGTGATGATGCAGGGTCACGTAATGGTACAGGTAAAACCACCATTGTTAATGCACTGAGTTACGCATTGTATGGTGAAGCACTTACCAAGATACGTAAAGACAACCTAGTGAACAAAACCAACGGCAAGGCTATGTTGGTCACAATAGCATTTGAAAAAGATGGTGTAAATTACAGAGTGGAGCGTGGAAGAAAACCTAATGTAATGAAATATTACATAGACGATCAAGAGCAAGAATTATCAGATGTCAGTCAAGGCGATTCACGTAAAACACAAGAAGACCTAAACAGAATGATTGGAATGAATCCAAAAATGTTCAAACACATTGTGGCTTTGAACACATACACTCAACCTTTTTTAAGTTTACACAACAATGAACAACAAGAAATAATTGAACAACTATTAGGAATTCAGTTGTTGTCTGAGAAAGCAGACATCTTAAAAACACACATCAAACGTTCAAAAGAAGACATAGCACTGGAAACAGCACGTTTAGAAGGTTTAAAAATTAGCAATGAAAAAGTAGAAGAAACAATTCACAGTTTAAACAACAAAAGCAGTGCTTGGCAAAATCAGAACACCACAGACATAGAAAAATTAGAAAAAAACTTAAAAGAGTTAGAAAGTGTAGACATTGATAAAGAATTAGAAACACATCAAAAACTTGAAGATTGGACAAAACTGAACGATGTGTTAAGACAATTGCAAAAAGACAGAGCTGGTTTGGAATCGACCATCGAACAAGCAGATAAGACAGCAAAAAAATTATATGATGATCTAGAAAAACTTAATCACAAAGCCACTTGTTATGCTTGTGGTCAGGATCTGCCTCAAGATAAAATAGAACAAATGCAGAAAACTTTGGAAGAAGAATATGGAGAATCCAACAGTTATGTGATGGAATTAGCACAACAATTGGAACAAACTGTAAAAGACATCGAAGCAGTGGGCGATTTGGATCAAAGACCCGACACATACTATGATACCATAAAAGAAGTATATGATCACAGACAATATGTGGAATCAATCAACACAGCACTTGTTAACAAAAAAGAAGATGCTAATCCATATCTAGATCAAATAGATGAATTAAAAAATCAAGCAGTACAAAAAATAGATTGGGACACAGCAAATACACTGCAAAAATTAAAAGAACATCAAGAATTTTTACACAAACTGTTAACAAACAAAGATTCCTTCATAAGGAAAAAAATAATTGATCAAAACTTAACCTTTTTGAACAACAGGTTAACTCACTACTTGGATCAATTGGGTCTTCCACACTTGGTCACATTTAAAAATGATTTAAGTGTGGAGATCACTCAACTGGGACAAGAACTAGACTTTGACAATCTGAGTAGAGGTGAAAGAAATAGATTAATTTTAGGTTTAAGTTTTGCTTTTAGAGATGTATGGGAAAACTTGTATCAAAAAATTAACTTGTTGTTTTTAGATGAATTGATAGATTCTGGTATGGATTCAGCAGGAGTTGAAAGCAGTTTGGCTATTCTAAAAAAAATGAGCAGAGAATCAGGCAAAAACATATTTTTGATATCTCATAAAGATGAATTAATGGGCAGAGTGAACAACGTGCTTAGAGTTGTTAAAGAAAACGGCTTCACAGCATATGCCAACGATGTGGAAACAAATGACCATTCAAGATGATACTCACGACAAACTGACCCAAGCATACATGGCGTATTTTAAAGCAAACGAGTTGTTTGCCAAGAGGCAAAGCCTTGCCACAAAAGTTGCCGCTAGATTGGCACTGGCAGAAATTAGAATTTTGGCACGTCTTAGACGTAAAGAGCTAGAAGAACAATATAAAGTGTCCAAGATCCACAAACAGCAACAGCGAAAAAAATAATCAGTAAGTATGTCCATATGCCATGGACTTATCAGGGTAAACCCATTCAAACATTGCCGGAAGACTGTGAAGGATTTGTGTATTTGATCACAAACACAACCAATGGTAAACGGTATGTGGGTAAAAAATTAGCAAAATTCAAGAAGACACGTCCGCCACTTAAAGGCAGGATAAACAAACGTAGAAGCAAAGTTGAATCTGACTGGAAAGAATATTGGGGTTCCTCAGATCATCTGAATGCTGACGTGGCAGAATTAGGCGAAGACAAGTTTACAAGAGAAATATTGTACATTTGCAAAACTAGAGGCGTAATGAGTTATCTCGAAGCTCGGGAACAATTCGAAAGACGAGTATTAGAATCCGACGAATACTACAACGGTATCATCAATGTAAGAGTTGGTGGTTCAAGAATCCTAAAAGAAGAACTTAAAAATTACAACAAGGCAATATAGCAACACAACTGATCGTAGATCCAGGAAATGCATTTGAAACATAATGGTGAATCCTGAGTTGCAAGGAAAGTGCTTACTAAAGGCATAAAAGAAGATGCTCTGTGAAAAAGATACAACATCACAACTGCTCACTTTGTTTGTGAAGGGTGCCGCAGTTGACCGTGACTGATGAAGTCTGGAATAGGGAGTTGACGGGTTACCGCTTCCGCACAAAAGTTCCTCTCACAAAATGGCAGGCTAGTCTCGCATGATGTCTACATACTTTTCCCGTTACTGGGTGAAGTATGGATCAACTGTCTGCATGATGACAACATAACTTCGTTATGTAATTGCTTAAATGCTTGAGCACAAGCGAAAAGCAGAACGACGTGAGTCGTTCTTAAACATTAGGATCAAATGATTCACAATCCAACCACACACTGACATCTGGTTCCGCTGACGCAACGTGTTTCAACTTGGTGTGACTCCAGTTTCTAATCTCTAATTCTTTTAATACTGATTCCGAATACACATGAACAACATCTGGTTCCAATTTCAATATCTGTTTGATGGCTGAAGGATCTGGTTTCGATTCGTAAGTCTGTATGGCAGTAACTTCTGGTATGGCACGAAAATCTCTGGCGTACTTGTCTCCGTGGAGCCAAGTGAGTGGGCCTGTGTTTTTGGAACGCAGTTTTAAATCGTTGGCTGTGTGTCGCCAATGAATATTATTTTCTGCGAAGCCCGCCGCCACAAGGCGGTTATAAGTCTTGGATCCCACCGCATACACTTTTTGTTCCAACAGTTCTGACAGACTGTGTGCATAATGATTGATGGCTTCGATGTGGGTGATGATCAGTGCTTGTGCATCTGCAGGAGAGTGTTCAACGGTGGCAGTTTTAAGACAGGGAATCCAGAGGTCGTCTTCATCCAGCTCTTGGGGTCGCACAATTTGTGTGTAAATTTGCATATGTGAATTATTTAGAACGACTGTGTCATTGATTAAATGGTGCTATTTGGTTTTAGACACCGTGTGTGTGTATTTTTTTATACTTTATATAGTGTGTGATGTGTTAAAAGAACGGTTGTCCTGTTTTTTTGGCAGTGTCTAGGTTTTCTTTGATCACGCCGCCCATCACTTCTCTATCTTCATGGCAGGTGGCATACATTTCATCTAGTGTAATCGATCCACGCATGAACCATGCCAATTTGAATAGATCAGATTTGAAATTTTTGATTTCGCCTTCCATATCTGTTGTGAGTTTGATAATGTCAGAACTCGGCAGTGTTGCGATCTTTATACGAAAAAATTTGCTGAATCAAATGCTATAGGTATTGTGTATTCGGCAGGTGCTCCGTTCTTAATTTCTTCTTCTGTGGAAGTTGCTTTTTGAGGTTTTAATTGAAATGCTTCTCTATTTTTTTCTAAATGCTCCATAATGGAACTGAAAAATTGTTTGTCAGTATTATCCAAAAACTCTGCGATTTGTTTTATATCTGATACAGTCTCGCCATCCACAGTGATTGATGCTATTGTGTTAGCCACCATGCCTATACTTAAATTGGTTAATTTTTTAAAAGTTTTTTGGAACTGTGCTATTTTTTCCTCATCATTCATTTCTGTATCATCCACAATCTTTTGAATTCTTTGCTGTTCGAATGTTTGAATTGCACTATGAGTGAACTCTTTGTAGGTTAAAGGTTTTGTTTTTACTTCCATGTTTTGGTAAAAAAATGTATCATTGTATTGTGCTGACAAGATTGAAGACAAACTATCCTGTAAATTTAATACTAAGTCTTTTTCAATTGATGTGCCTGGCACTTTGATTGCCACAGTCATGCTGGTTCCGTATGTGGCCATTCTGATAGTCATCAATGCCGCATCGCAATCTATCGAAGGCATTTCCCATGCATTCTTAATTGATGGTATACAACTCTGTATCACTGATACTGTTGCTTCGCCATTCAGCAAAGCGTCTGGAGTTTTTAACAACAGTTCGTCTTTGGCTGTCATAGGATACACAGCAACTTCTCCTGATTCAGGAACTTGAATAGATCCTTCAGAATAGAATTTATAACCACTTGGCAATTTTACAAACTGCTTGGGCTGTCTGTAATACTTCTTTAAAGGATTTACATTCTGTCCTGGTTGTGAATCTGTCATTTTGTTCTCCATAAATACTAAAAAACTTAAATTATGTTATTCTTAATATACACATATTTAGTAATGATAGATAAGTGCGTACTTAATGATTGGCATTAAATACAAGTAACAAGGATTTTGGTATTACATAATGGCAATGACGATTGAAGAACTTTTAGAAAAAACAGATGGCAATGGGGGAATTGCCAGCGAAGACACTGCCAAAAAAATACTGAAGGCTTTGGGTGGGTCTGGCGGCGGTAGCAGTAACAGTGGTGCTCAACGTGAGTTCACAGAAGAAACCAAGAAAACCAGCAAATCAGTTGTTGTATTCAAAAAAGTTTTAGGTGCGGCAGGAGCCGGCTTTGAATCATTAACCAAAGGTGCAGACGGATTGGTTGGTGGATTTGGTGTTCTATCACAAAGCACCACAGGATTAAACAAAGTATTTTTACAATTCACAGCCGACCTAGCGGCAAGAGTATTTGAAAACGTTGACACTTTCAGAAACTTGGCAGAGATAGGAGCCAACACAACACAAACAGTCAGCGATTTCAGACGTATAGCAGGCGACGCCGGAATAGACATGACAAGATTAGCCCAGGCATTAATGAGTGCCAACACATCACTTGCTGGTTTTGGCGGTAGTGCAAACGAAGGTGCAAGAAGATTCAACACAATAATGACATCACTATTACAGAGTGATTTCAGAAAAACAATCGCAGGTCTTGGATTTTCTATGGAAGACATCACAGAAGGCTTTGCTGATTATCTAGACTTACAGACTACTCTGGGTAGATCTCAATCAATGAGTAATTCACAGTTGGTTGCAGGCTCGCAAGAATATCTATTGAGATTGGACCAATTGTCAAGATTGACTGGATTGCAAAGAGATCAAGTGAAAGATGAATTACAAGCAGTGGCAGATGCTAGAGAGTTGCGTTTGATTTCAAACAGTGAAATAGAAGCAACCATGGTAAGGGTCAAAGCGGCGGCACCAGAAATGGTGAGTGCTGTTACAGGATTGTTAGCAAAAGGATTTCCAGAAGGTGGAGAACAAGTTGGTATATTTGCTGTGGAAGGTGTACGTGAAGCAGTGTCGGCATTGAGAGATGGTGTGCCTGGCGCAAGTGATCAGTTCATTCAAGCACTGGCACGTAACGGTGAAAGCATTGCCAACATGGACGCAGGTCAGAAAAAATTAATTGCTACTCAACTAGGTGTGGGCAATGAATTTTTCAATGTTGCGGCAGATTCTGTAAAATTTAGAAAATTCTTAGGACAAAGTACAAGTGCCATCATAGCAGAACAAGAAGCAAGAGCGGCAAGCACTAAAGGTGCAAAACAATTTCAGAATGCCAGTGAAAACTTGCGTTCAAAATTTCAAAAATTATTGACTCCATTCCAACAAGGAGTTGATATTATTATAGGTGGCTTGGCAAGCATAATTGGTCCTAAATCTTTTATTGCAACCACATTAAATGATTTAGGAACGAAATTTAACGATTGGTTCGATGAGTTGTCAACAACTGGCAAAGTGGCAATGGGAGGACTATACATTGCGGTAGGTCTAGCGGCGGCGGCATTGACTGCATTTGCCGCCAAGAAAGCCGTCACAGGAGTTTCAAGTTATCTAACAGGAGGCGGACCGGGAGGTGGAACGAAATCTATTTTAGGAAAAACTGGTGCAGGCGGTGGAGGTTTACTAGCCGGCATGGGTGGCGGATTAAAAGGATTAGCAAGTGGTTTGACAGCAATGGCAAATCCAGCGACTCTACTAGGTGCGGCGAATTTAGGATTGGCAATCACGGCAATAGGAGCAGGTGTTGCCGCGGCAACTTTCTTAATGGGCGGAGCATTAACAAAGTTTGCTGATGGATTAAAAAGTGTAGGTGAAGTGGATGGCGGTAATTTAGTACAGGTTGCCAAAGGCACTTTGGCTCTGTCAGGCGCAATGGTTGCCATGGGAGCAGGCAGTGCCGTCGGTACTGTTGGTGGCTTTATGAGCAGGATTTTCGGTGGAGGATCAGAAAACTTTGCCAAAAACTTGAATAAAACACTAGATGAGCTTGACAAAAGCAAAATAGACATGTATGCTAACAGTATAGAAAATTTAGGAACGGCAATGACAAGTTTAAGAAGTGGAATGATGGGAACAACAACAGCATCCGCATCCACAACAGGAGATAAATTGGATCAGTTAAATAACACTATGGAACAAATTTTGATGGCAATGAGTGATAACAATCGTTACAGCAGAATAACATCTCAAGCAACAACAGAAATGACAGATACAGTATAATGAGTTGGAAAAAATATTTTACAGAAGTGCCACTCGGTAATGGTACAAGCGGAATGAATTCACCATTGGGTGGAAAAGGTGGAACGGCTGGACCAGCCAAAACAAATTACTCATCATTTCTTCCAGATGTTTACAGCGGTGCACCTAACAGAGTTGAACGTTACGGACAATACAATGTGATGGATATGGATTCAGAAGTGAATGCCGCATTGGATATCCTAGCAGAATTTTGCACACAAAACAACACACAAAACAACACACCTTTTAAATTTGAATACAATCAGAAAGCAACCAACACAGAAATACAAATCATAGAACAATATCTGCACCAATGGTGCAAAATGAACGATTTTTCTAAACGTGTGTTTAAGATCCTGCGTAATGTGTTCAAGTATGGTGATGCATTTTTTATTAGAGATCCAGAAACAAAGAAAATGTTTCATGTTGATCCATCAAAAGTAACTAAAATAATTGTAAACGAAAGCACAGGTAAAATTCCTGAGCAATATGTTATAAAAGATATTAACTTTAATTTTAAAAATCTTGTGGCAACAACACCTCATCAGACAACAGGCAATGTAACAGGTGGCGGCTCAGGATATTTGACTGGCGGAGTAAGAGGAGCAACTGGCGGAAGTGTGAATCAAGACTCTCCAGGAACAAGATTTGGCACAGGACAAAGAGAAATTTCTGTTGATGCAGAACACGTTGTGCATTTAAGTTTATCAGAAGGACTGGACAACAACTATCCATTTGGTAATTCACTGTTGGAGAGTATTTTTAAAGTTTACAAACAAAAAGAATTATTAGAAGACGCAATCATAATCTACAGAGTACAAAGAGCACCTGAAAGAAGAGTGTTTTACATCGATGTAGGTAATATGCCAAGTCATTTGGCAATGCAATTTGTGGAACGAGTTAAGACTGAAATCCATCAAAGACGTATTCCTTCATCCACAGGTGGTGGAGCAAATGTTGTGGACTCTGCATACAATCCACTATCGATTAATGAAGACTATTTCTTTCCGCAAACAGCAGAAGGAAGAGGATCTAAAGTAGAAACATTACCGGGTGGTACAAACCTAGGAGAAATTGATGACTTGAAATACTTCACAAACAAATTGTTAAGAGGTTTAAGAATTCCCAGTTCATATTTGCCAACAGGTGCAGATGATTCTCAAAGCAGTTTCAACGATGGTAGAGTGGGAACAGCATACATTCAAGAATTAAGATTTAACAAATACTGTGAAAGACTACAAAATTTAGTATCAGACGAATTCAATCAAGAGTTTAAACGGTATCTATTAGAAAAAGGTGTGAATATTGATATAGCAATGTTTGATATCAAGTTTCAGCCGCCAATGAACTTTGCTTCTTACAGACAAGCAGAAGTAGACAACAACAGAATTTC